CCTGTAGCTTAGCAGTAATTGAGCATCAACCAACCCGCCTATTCCATTTGCCAACAATGGAGTGGTGGGTTTACGCCCTGTTCACGGCCGTCACCGTGAACATTCTCACTCTGAAATGGTTGAAATTTCAGTATGAGGACGAGTTCGTCGCATTCATGAGGTCTTGGTTACCGACCACACGATTGAATACTACGAATGACGTCAACAAATGGGCCACCGCCGTGCGGAAGCCCAGTCCAACGCCAAAACCACGAGCAGGCAACTCACACAAGCACGCAGCGGCTGCCCGGGAGGCGGCCGTGAAGCACATCGAAGCGGTTCAACGCGAGATGATTGTGCCTGAGTGGGCCCTGTCCATGTCCGCCCGCCAGTTACGTAACAAAGTAGCTGGCCAGCGGTTCATGTACCATGGTAAGGATTTCATCAATTACGCACGTGTGCAGGCGAGTGCGGTCCCACGTAAGGGCCACCTCGTTACTGCAATCGACGTGCTAAACCACCTGCCGCGCAAAACGCTGACAGGCTTGATGGATACCGATAACGTGGTGGTGTCATACGATCGTCAAGTGCGAGCCCCCGGGGGTAGAATGCTTGATGGTGCGTATACGTATGACCGCAAGGACAAAACCTTCACCTTCGTCGGTGAAAACTTCACGTACCCGAAAGAGAAGCTCCTTGATTGGAACCCTGAGGGCACTGTGACGCTCCATTTCCGTTCGCCATGGAAAGCAGCTGTGCTGCTGGCCTTGACGCACGTGCTCATCATGCAAATTACTAGCTGGCTCACCGCTCCGTGGGTCGCTAGTTTGCCGTGGGTAGGCACGCTCTGGTGCTATACAGAGTTTGCCTACAAGGTGCCCTTCGTCAGGCTTGATCTGTTCTATTATTGGACAGTCGAGTGCGACGACGGGCTTGCCTACTGGTATTACGCCGGCCGGTGGTTCGTGGTGCACCTCATCGCTAACGCCATCATCGCACACTACAGTGTCCGTGTTACTGCACGTAAGATACTCGTGAATGCAGATGGCGACAGCATTACCCGCTGGTTCATTCCAACCCGGCGGGCCTATGGTTACATAGGGATGATGTACTACTTTCTCGCCGGCATGGGTCCAGGCTACGTTACTCCAGACAGTTATTCTGGAGAGGTGAAGGGCAAGAAAATGGAGTTTGATGTGATGCGGACCGTGAGCAGCGCTGGGGATGTTACCTGGCGCTTTTCACTTCCTGGCATGCACACACACTGGACTGTCACAGAAGCTGACGTGGCCACAACTCGCGTTCACATGGCTACGGCTCGCACCGTGGGCGCGGGGAGTATGGCTACCTTCTGTGAAGGAAACACCAGTCAAGTCCAAATGGACGCGCTTATTGCGTTGTTGACCATTATGGACGGTGTTCCCAAGATGTCTACGTATAGGGAATTTGTGGCGGAACCGCTGGCCACATTCTCCTTCATCGACGATGCCCTCAATGAAGAAAACGATCTGTATAAGCCACGGATGCGTAAATTCATGGGGGCAACTGTCCACGACCGTGTCGTGGCAGCCAACAGCGAGGCCAACAAGAAGCGTGCGGTTGAAGCACGTGTTCTGGCGCCAACGTCAGCGGCAGGCATGAACGATTTCGATCGGGCGTGCGTGTATGCTTTCAACGCCAGAATCGTTGGCCAGGCGGGCGGAATGTTGAACCCAGCTTCTGATGAGGAAGTTGATGTTCGGCAGAACCGCCCCGCTCAGCGAAACATCCTTGCGGATGGGCGTACCATCATGGAAACATGCCAGTACGTTTTCTCGACTTTGCGCGACTTCTTGAAGCGCGAATCGGGAGATCCGAACGACCCTCGGTTGATCGGCCAATTCGCGGATGAGTCCGCGGGCCAGAAAGCGTACTGGTCCGCAGTTTGCATCTCTCTTACCACACTTTTCAAACCGTGCAGATGGTACGCGTTTGGCAAGTCACCCACCGACGTGGCTGACTCCGTAACTGGAGTGTTTCAAGGTGAAGAGAGTGCTCTGCTCACGGACTGCTCACGGATGGATGCTACCATTAATTTGGACCATCGGTGGGCGGAGCGTGAGCTGCTCCTGGCGTGCTTTAACAAGCGCCATCATGCCAAAATCTCGGCCGTTCATCAGACGATGTACGATCGCAAACGCCGACTCGGTGAAACTGTGTACGAGAATTCGTACCGGCGGGTCAGCGGCGAGCCGGGAACTTCAGCCATGAACACCTACCTGAAGGCGCTGTGTTTTTACACTGCGTACGTTTCAGCCGGGTGCTCGTATGAGCAAGCGTGGGACCTCCTCGGTGTGTATGGAGGCGACGATGGAGCGTCACGCAACGTGTTTAAACAGCATGTTTCCGCGACGGCCATCCGACACGGGCTCAAACTGAAGATGGTGGAGGTGCACAAAGACGCGGAGAAGCCTCTGGACCGGTGCGTGGAATTTCTTTCGCGCCGGTTTATGCCTTGGAACGGTGACAACAACAGCTGCGCATGTACCCTGCGGCTGTTGGCTGGCATGCCAACCACGGGCCAGATGGACGTAGAACCTAGTGTTATTGCGTTCACGAAGGCCAGCTCTATCATTCTGAATGATGGCAATTCCCCCTACGTAGGGCCGCTTCTTCGCCGCCTCGTGACTGACCTTCAAGGCACACGAGCGCTCGAGGACGTGCGCAACATCTCGTGGTGGGGACACATGGCCATCAAGTATGAATCGGGCTTCCCGAACGAATATCAGGACTGGATGCTTGCAGCAGCGGATCAGGAACTAATGTTCCCCGCATCAGCTGACTTTCACGCTTGGGCGGCAGGGGAGGGACATTGGTCATCTCCCCCGCTTATCAGCTCATTCGTGCCGGACATCACCCTGCCGATCAATGTTGTCACCGTGGATTCAGACAGAAACCACAACGAGAACAAGGCTACCGAGCTCACAGAGGCCACTGCTGTGCAGATTGGAGATGCGTTGGCGGCGGCAGATGCTGCGCCGCTGCAGCCCATCCAAGAACCTGTGATGACGCGCCGAGACAAGAAGCGCGTGAAACAGGCGAAACAGTCAGCTCCAGGAGAAAATGACAAACAAACGCCCGCCAAGGCGCCAAAGGCTGGAGGCAAACCAGCTAAGGCGTCCGGCGCTGCCACACCGCCGGAGAAGGCGCGCGAAGCACCCAGCAAGAAGCAATCTGCTGGGTCAAGCGCCAATTCATCCGGCAGTGGGTTCGCAGAGCTTGTAGCCGCACGTAAGGCGGCTAAAGCATCACGCAAAGTGCTCATCAAAGAAGCAGCAGAGCGTGACGCCAAGCTAGCGGCGAAAGCCGCCAAGCTGGCTGCGAACCGCGCGAAAGTAGCGGCCAAGGAAGAGAACGATCGACTTCTCTCCGCGGCCGCTAAGTTAGCGCGACAGAAACCTACCGTATCTGAGGGAGGTTTGGCGACGCTGAGCAGCGCCATCACGGAGGCAAACCGGGACGTGACAGAACGTCCGAATCTGCAACCCAAGCCCAAGGGCAAGGGACCAGCCGCTATGACGTATGCGGCTGCTGTAGCCTCCGGCTCAAAGGCACCAGTGGCGACGCA